AATAAGCAACTAATTGTCCAACACTTTCTTCAGCCATTAAATCACCTTTTCTTTTTAGAATTTTGTGAAGTTGCCAAATTCAACAAAGTCTGCTTCATCTTATTTACTTCTTGTTTCTTTAATACCTTTTTACCTAACCTTTTCTCTTCAATTGCTTTTTTTTGGAAACGGTATTGGGAAAATTCATCTGATTCAAAAGAACCACCAGATTCCTTTTTTAAACCGCCGGAAAGGGACGTAACATACCGATCAAGTGAATGTTGTGCATCCCTTCCAACAAACCCCCAAGGTTCAAGATCAAAAAATACCTGCCATTCATCCAATTGCTTTTGTGTTAACAAAGGCATTAAATAATCTGGATGAGGGTACCCTAATTTAAGTGCTAATCTGAACTGGAACCTCCTTCCTGGCCTGTAGAGGAGTTTTTTTCCAAATTCTCAAGAGGGCCTTTATTTGCTTTTTGTGCCAGGTTGTGAATCTCAGAAACTAAATCAGCAGATTTATCAGCAAATATTGTAAATTCAGCATCAGTGAATAAACGATCTCCTTTTTTATCACAAAGGACACGAACTAAATATTTTAGTTTAAGGGTCGCAGTATCATGTCTCCATAATTGTTCCCCGTCTTTGCCTTCATAAAAAATAATGGATTCGGACGTCATTGCTTCCTGATCCATTGCACCCATTTCTTTAATGTACAAATATTTATCAAGGCTTTTACAAAATACTTTTTTTATATCCGCTCTGGATTCTTTCATGTTTAAAAAATCTTTTCTGTCTGCCATTTGCTCTATAACTTTTTTTGCATCTGTCATATTGTTCTCCTTAGTAAAGCCCTTGTTTAAGGCTAAAGTTTATTATGCTCCTGATCCTGATCCAGAATTAACTGTAACCGCACCACTCACTTTAATAGTGACGTCTGAAGTTACTTTGTCGTCTGGGGGAATTGATAAAGGACATTCTAAGACAATTCCGGCGAACTCAACCGTGGTATTGTCATCATCAGGGAGAACAATTTCATAATTTTGTTCATCGTCTGATTCATAATCGTCCTTCATTTGTTCCCAGGCACTTCTGGTAAAATTCATAGCCAAAGATACTTGACCACCATCACGAAAACCGCCAATGAACGTTCTATATCCACCAGTCGTATCAAGGGCTGTTGTATCAATAGTTTCACGGGTCATTCCTGGCCCTGTGATACTATTAATTTCGGCTATTGAGGCCCAAACCCCTGTTACCGTGTTCCATCTTCTAAATTGTGCGCCAACTCCTGCTATTGCCATTGTTTTTCCTCCTATTCACTGTTTACGTTCTTTGTATCTTAAAAGTTGTCACAAAACGACATCTATCGTTTTTATCCCAGTCAAGTAAAGCTGGTTCCTGAGCGCACTTTATGCATGAATATAAAGTACCGTTTATAGTCACTTGTTTGTGGTTATGTAAAAAAACTTTAATTGCATTTATACTGTCCCATGCATCCATATAAGATGTGTTTCGGACTCTAAATTGGATACTGGGTCTATTATAATATTCCCCTTGCTTAAACATCTGGTCAGGTGGTTCTCCGGGAGTATCAAAAATAGTAATACAATTATGTGGTGTTATTGGTTCTTTACCAATAAAAATATCATCACCAAAGGAAGAATCTGCTATAAGTAATTCTTTAATATCTTTGCTCGCTGGATTCATTTCCGTACCTCATCTCTAATAGCTTTTAATATTGCTTGTTTATTTCTATTCAACGCCGCTTCCAAAAACTTTGCTCCGGCCCCAGGGCGTTTGAAAGATGCCCCAATCATTTCATGAACATACCAGGCATACTCAGCTGTAAACCCAAGCACCAAAACAGGTTTTAACTTACTTGGTTTTGGAAAGGTAAAGTAGCTTGCCCTTAAATTACCAGTTTTACCGACTGGAATTAATGGTGATGTAGCATCCATATCCCTACGTACCACAATAGCCGCCTTGATTAACCCCTTCATGGTGCTTTTCTGCATAGCATCAACTTTATTATTGATGTTACGTAGTACCCCAGAAACACCTTTTAGCCCTGGTTTTATAGCCATACTGTCCTCACAAATTCATCAGTACTTTTAAACAAAGGTGCTTTCTCATAAACTAAAACCTTGTAAGCACCACAAGCAATTGGATCGTCGTAACTGTCTGAATCTAAATTAACCAAAGAATCTAATAATAAATAACCGTCCAAATCAATATCTTGTAAAACCATTATCTCAGCTTGGGAAGTGACCTCTTCCCCATTATTAGCCCTGATTAAATGGGTTTTACCATCCCACCTGACTTTAATTTCAATAGGATCGGCGTAAGTGAAACCCCCTTCACCATCTGATATTGGAGAACCCCAATAAATAGCAGTTTGAACACAAACTTTAGTCACAAATCTAATTATTGAAGCAACCATTATGAATAATCCTCCTCAACTGCGGATACACTAACAGCCTTTCCACCCAATGAGGAAAAACCCCCTGTGGTGTCCAGTGTCAAAACAGTCTGCCCGTAAAAGGTACTTTTTAAACCAACTCCGGTCACACCCTGATAAACAACTGCGGCAGAACCAGCCTTTTCAGATTTCGATTGTTGTTCCCTGGTTGAAGCAAGCATATGTGCAGCTAACCATCTCTCAATTTCTGCTTTTAAGTCATCACTTAGAGTTGTATCAGTACTTAATACGTTAGATACCAATAAATTAGCCCCTGTAATATAAGCATCAATTATGGTATCAGATAAATCAGTATCTATAATTTGCTTTACTTCCGTTGCGGTTGTTCGTGCCATTTATTTTCTCCTTGATTTCCAGAGTTTAGGCGCGATAAAATTATAAACTTCATCGTTCCATTTTAACCCCAGCCATTCAATTGTTTCTTGCATTTGTTTATAATCCCCATAAACCATTCTTTCGGGGTAAATTACCTTAACATTTAATCCGGCTTGAATCATTTCTACGAAGCATTCCTCATGTTGTCTTACCCACCACAACCAACCTTCCTGCTCAGACTTGGCACCAACTAACTTTTGGTTCTTGGGTAAAGTAAAAGCCCGCATAAAAGAAGTTTTCATACACGAATTAATAATATCAGGGGTTTTCCTTCTAACAATTACCCATTTGGCATCTGGGAAAGCGTAATACCACATGGCCCAGGTTAAACACATCTTAGCGCCCTTATAAAACCACGGTTGATGCCTTAAACCTTGTGTATGCATAATCTCTAACACCTGGCTGGCTAAATCTAAGGGGATAGGTAAGGTGCTTCTATCAGGTAAAGGATATTGCCCCATATGATCAACTGTAAGCGCACGTAAATAAGGCTTTACAATATTATTTCGAATATTTGCATTTTCAAACATACCCTTTTTATTATTTTTATTCGGACCAGACATCTCCCCGCCAAAACCACCACATAAATTAATAACACCACCAATCATTGATGTCCCGGATCGGGCGCAGCCTGTGATTAAAATAGGATCAAGCATGTAATACCTCCAACTCGTATATTGCCCGGTTTCTTTTGAGTAATTTTTTAAACTGTTTTGGTCGCGCGGTTTGGTGCCACAAGTGCGTGACAAGTAAATCGTCCCTTTCTGAAATCGGGATGCCGAGTTGGATTATTTTACGTAAAAAAGAATCATCATCAAACCCCCATCCTGGTGTATATATCTCGTTAAACCCACCGACCTTTAAATAATTTTTCCGACTAATTAATGAACAAAAATGATATCTTTTATTTCTTTCAATCGAATGTTGATACCACATATGCATTTTACCATTTTGTTTAAGGGCTTTACAGGCGCAAATAATATATCCGTCTGGTTCAACTTCGAGTTCCAAATCAAACTCAGATAAAAGATTAACATCATGTCGGCATTCCGGGGATGTTAGTATAATATGTTCCCCAGAACTTAAAAAGACCCCTTCATTATAAGCTGTAGCCGGGTTATGCGCATTTTTCGCCATACTACGCAAATGTTTTATTGGGATATTTACGCTAAACTCATCTATTAATGCAAATAGATCCAAAGTCATTTCTGAGGTTTGTTTATCATCTTCAATAATAATAACTTCATAATCTTTTCTGTCCTTATAAAAATTAACAAAAGAAAGCAAAGTTTCACGTAATTGTACCGATCGATTATAATATGGTAGTATGATACTATATTGCATAAATAACCTCCTGCATACTCTTGATATAATCATCAGCGGTAAGCTTATTATCAATAATATATTTTCGAGACTCGTATTGTGTATGGGTTTTAATTAGCACTTTTAATTTTGAAGCAATAGTGACCAAATCATCATCTTTAATGTATTCCCCAATACTATTATTAAAATTATTATAAAATAGACCGCACAACGACGTTAATACTGGCAAATCGCAAGATAAAGCTTCTAAGATAGCATTACTATTACCTTCAATTGGAAACGGATGAAAATAGCACAGTGCTTCTTGATAATAAGGAAGTAATTGTTC